GTTGTCTGATATACGATATTGTTTATTTTCATACTCAAAATAACTTTCAAGTATATCTAATTGAACTTGTGTAGCTACCTTATTAAATTCAGTTGGTGTTATATAACCTCTCTGCTCTTTATTTAGTATTAGTAGTACAGTCTTGTATACATCATCTACATTAATTGCCATAATAATAGTTTAAAAAAAAAGGCGGCGTAATTGCCGCCTTTATATATAGTTACATATTATTTGAGCTTTTTCTGTATAGATTTGAAAACTTCTACACCTTCATCTGTTTTGAAGAAAGCTGCCATAGCGGAGTATGGATTTTCATCAAACGGTATAGTCATTAACTTCTTACCATTACTTGCCCAAGTAAATGTTCTTTGATCTTGTGAAAGCTTTATAACATTTGCTTCAGTAGCTTTAATAGCTAAGTTTCTTAACTCAACATTCTCGTCATTGGCTAACTCTATAAATAGAGCTGGATTTCTTTTAGCAAATACAACTAAGTCTCTTTTTAGTTCTTTAGAACTTAAATCAGAAACTTTAGTGCCAACCTCAACTCTAAGTATCGCCTCCGCTTGATCAATATCCATATCCATAGCTGCATTCATAGCGTCAGCTTCTAAATATAACCAATCAAGTTCGTCAGTAGCTTCAACTACCTCATCTCTTTCCCTATATAGTTTATTTCTATTTGGATGATATAGTGATAATAGTTTTTGAAGTTGAACGTTTGACTTTGGTACAAAAAGAGTACCGTCTTCAAATACTATTCTACCAAGAGTAACACTACCATCTTGCTCATCAACAAAACAGCTTTTTTGATTTGTTGCATACCTAAGTTCTCTGTTATAGCCTTTTTCTTCATCAAAATAAAGCAAAGGTTTTCTTGTTGAATGTTTAGATGATATAGTAAATGTTAAAGGAGATTTATTTCCTGTTAAATAATACATTCTATCTTTATACTCCCAAGTGTCTTTTTTCACTTTAGGAGATTTTGTTTTTGTTTCTTCCATGATATAATATAATATAATTAAAAAATAAGACCCCACCGAAGTGGGATCTTAATTATTTTATCCTATAGCGATAGCTGGATATATTATAGCTCCATCGCTATTTTCAAGCTGTGGTGCATTAAAAACGCTACAGTCTGACCCCTGAGCAGCAATTAATACAGGTTCCCAAGCAGCATAAATATCTGCATCTGAAGGAATTGTAGCAGGTCCGGTAGCAGTGTAAGTTAATGTCATTACGTCCAAAGTTGTATCAACAGCGTCAAGTTGTATTGAAACAACACCACTTGCTACAGTTGTTCTAACGTTATAAGTACCATTAACCAATTGCTTATCTCCTGCGTTTTCAGGAGCTACGCCATCGTTTGCTGTTAATCTAATTAATCCCATAATTTCTTATTTTTAAATATTTATAAAAAGCAGGGTAGCGAACCACCCTGCTAAATTAGTTATTATACAGTTGACTTGAACAATACAAAGTTGTTAGCCGCTTGTACACATAAACATCTTTCAGATAAGAAATGTACTTCCATAGCATCAAGATCATCAGTGTATGCACCACCAACAGAACCAGTGATCCAAGACTTCATTCTTCTATCATCTGCTTGAGAAGCTCTATATCTTACGTGTAAGAAAGGACGTCTAATATTTTGACCAAGAATTTGATCGTAAACAGTTGAAGTTCCAGCAGGAACTAAAACACCATCAATATCCTCAGTTAAACCTCTTGTAGAAGCATCGTTAAGATATTTCCAGTCAGTTTTATAGAAGTCATAAGAACCTCTTCTAAAACCAGAGAAACCAAAGTTTAACGCCATTTCAGCTTCGTTATCGAATAAACCGTAAGAAGCAGCAGAAGTAGAAGCATAACCTCCACCTGCCATAGCTCCAATCATATCATCGAAATCAAGAGCTGTTCTCCTTGATAAAAATAACATGTTTTCTTCTATAGCACCTTGCTTATCTAAATGTTTAAGGATATCGTCAAAATCAGCCATTGCACCAGCTCCAGGAGCAGCAGCACCAGCGAAATCATTATAAACGTTTCCTCTTTCTTCGATAGCAGCAAACATACCTTCAGAACCTTCTAAGGTTGTGAATCCAGCACCAGCAAGATCAATTGTAGATGCAGCAGCTACTTTTTCCGCTTCAACCATAGACATTTCTAAATAATCTTCAAATCTCAATCTTGTTTCAGATTCAGCTTTTAAATACCAGAAATACCCAGAAGTACCGTCTTCAGTAGCAACTTCAACCCAACCAATTTGAGCTGTATCAGAACCGTTAACTAAGTACTTGTCTTTAAGTATGATTGGTTTATTGCTAAACTGAGTGAATTCAGGTTGAATAGCACCTATCATACCTTCTCTACCTTTTTCAAACTCAGAACCATAAACGAAGATCTTAAGACCAGTAGTGCCAGCAGCCCAAGTAGAGCTAAGATCAGCAGCAGCGTAAGGTCTAACACCTAAAGTAGTAGTAGTTGAATCATACACGTTGTCAATAACAAGACATTTAACAGTAGATAGTCCATCAGAAACTACAATAGTTTGGTTTTGTCTAATAGCTACGTTTGTGTTCCCAGCAGGAAGAGTAATTATTAGATCTGAATTGCCACCATTAACACCGTCAAATTCAACGTTGTCGTAAGCTACGTGTAATCTATTTTGTTCAGACCAAACAACTTGGTCAGATGTCATAGGCATTTCAGCGCCTACCATTCTTAAGAATGCAGATACAGTTCTATTACCATATCTTTCAACCTCAGCTTCGTAAAGCTCAGGTAAATATTGCTGCGCAAAGTTTCCACCAGCAGCATCAGTAAAACTTAAATAGTTAGTTACTAACGCTTGTTGGCTTTGAGCAGGAACGATTGATGCGGGAAAAGACCCGCCTGTTGCAAAACTCATAATTTATGTTTTTATTTTGATTTTTTAATTCTTAGTTTTAATGAGTCACTATCTACACCACTTATTGCTTTTACTTTTAAACCGTTAATATAAACATCACCATTAGACGTAGCCCTTGGCTCATTACTTATATTTTTAGATTTAGCTACAATGTCTTTAGTCGCATCGGCTTTGCCTTGCTCATAAAAATGTTTAGCTATTGTATCAGCGTTACGTGCTGCATAGAGAGCTTTGTGATAACCAGCGTAATCGGATATGTTACCTTCCTTGTTTAAGAACTTCTTAATGAAATTACTCATATCACTTTGTACGTCTGCTACTTCACTTGGGTTTTGAACATTATACCTAAACCTTTTTTCACCAACATTAAAATCAAAACCTTCGAATTCATCGGTGAAATATTTTTTAGTTGTGTTTCTAAACCATTCTCTATTTTTGTTAACCCTCTTTTGGTCCTCATTATATCTGTTGAAAAAGTCCATAGCTTTTTGCTGCTCTTGAGTAACACCAGGTCGAGATTTAATCTCTTGATAGTATTTATCTTTAAGATCAGTTAAAAAGTTTTTGGCTTTAGCAACTTCTTCTTTGTACGCAAGTTTTTTCTTACGTATTGTTTTTTCATCATCATAATCTTCATCAAATTGAAAATTATCTTCTATGATAAAATCAATTTCTTCATTATCAAGATGAGTTTTAGTATTTTTATAATACTCTTTTAATAATGCATCATCACTAACATTTGAGTAATCTGCATTTAGTCGAACATAATCCTCAATTGTACCTCCAGTTTCGTTCATGAAGTTTACTAAACTTTCAACGTTTTCTGGTAAGTTTAATTGTGGATTATCTTCAATTTCTTTATTAATATTTTCAAGAGTTGTTGTTTCACTAACATCTTCTTCTTTAATCTCTTGTATTACATCTATTTCTTCATTTTTACCTTCTTCGGTAAGCTTTTCTTGTTCGTTGTGTGTTTCTCCCATTTCTTGCAATCCCACTTTACTCTCTTCCCCTGTCTCTTCGCTTTGCTCATTAGACTGTAACACAACTTTCTCTGCGATTGGCTTTTGAACGGCATCTTCTTCTTTTTTAGATAAATCTATTTTTGTGACGTGCTCTGCTTTTTTGTTTGCTAATTTTTTTGGTTTCTTTTTAATCTTTAAGCTTTCTGATTTCTCGTCTACTATTTTTTCTTCTTGTTTTGACATAATATAATATTATAAAATTAATAATTAAACACCAAAGCTATCTAAATCTAACATAGGTTGATCATCGCTAAAATTCTTTGGTGGTAATTGTTTGTTTCTTTGCTCTATCAACTCACTTTGTTGAGTTGCTTGTATTTTAGTTCTTTCGTCTTTTCTGTCTTCTTTTTGTTTTTCAAAATTAGCTTTAGCTTCATTTTCAACTCTAGCTAAGTCCATCTTTAATTTATATTCCATTTGAAGAATACGCATTTTTATTTCAGCTTCTTGTTCCATTTTCTGGATATCAAACTGAGATTTACCTTGCTCAATTTGTAAAGTAGTTTGAGCTATAGCTTCTTGTTTATGCACTTCATTCATGGCTGCTCTTTCTGCCTGTTCAGCGTTAGCTTGAGCTTGAGCTTGAATATTAGCTTGTTGAGCTTGTTGATCCTGAGCAAGCTTTTGTGATCTTCTCTTTTTTAATACTTGATTTGCTAATTTTAAATTCTTTATTTCTCTTATATCTATAGCATCTTCTAAATATATTTGACCACTCTGTAAAGCTACTTGTATGTTTTGTTCTATTAGTTGTCTTTCTTCTTCATCTGGTTCTAATTCTAAAAATATTCCAAAATCATGAAGATTTAAACTCGATAGCTCCTCTAATGTATGTACGTTAAATCTCGATATACTTGACTGTATAGATTCTCTTAATGTAGGGAAAGTTAAACAATCTGCTATTCTTAAAGCTACATTTTCACAGGTTCTTAAATTTAAATAAAGACTTGCTTGTAGTATATGTTTTGTCGCGGTATTGGAATTAGCTGCTGCTAACTTTTGTAAACCAACAAGAGAATCTGGATCTGGCATACTACCATCTCTTGCTTCGTTTAAACCAGTTACATCTCTTATTAATTGCAAGTAATATTGATACGTGCTTATTAGTGATTGTATTTTACTACCGCCACTAGAAGTTTGCATTTCTTGTATTGGTACTTTACCATGGTTCATATCACCATCTTGTGTCATTGATCTACCAATTATACTACCAGTTTGAAAATACATATTTAATGCTTCCGCTGGATTATAATTAGTACCATTACCAAGATCGACCTCTGCTAAACCATCAGCATCAAGATAAACACCATCAGGTACCATTCTTGATAACACTTGTTGTAATTTTAAATGAGTTATTTGTATCATGTCAGCAAAACTCATCATCCTACTTACAAGAGATTCTATTCTACCTTTGTACATTCTAGGTGCACAGATATTATAATTCATTTTGACTTTAACGGTATTAGCAAAAGGTCTTGTCATGTTTTCAGCTAACTTCCACTCTAGCATATCATCAAACCCTAATATCTTAGCTCCACTATATAATACTTCTATTGCTCTATCTATTTTTTTAAATCCATCAGATTCTGGTGGATTAAACGTATCTTGTTTTTCTAATGCTTTTTCTAAACCAAATGGAGTTTGTTTTATTTTCCAAGTTTGATTAGTATATGTTTTATATTCAAAAAACAATACTTGAACTGTGTTTTGGTCATCTCTACCATTCCAGTTTCTAAGATAATTATTATTGCCTGGATATTTTTGTATTCTTTCTACTTGTTCAGGCGTTAAATGAGGAAATCTTTTTACTAACTCTGGTATTGTTATCGATTTAACTTCTCCAACA